CTGCTAGAAATTCCATTTTTTGAATTTGCTCTGCTCTATATTTTTTATTTGTAGTCAATAATGCTCTGAAATATGTTGAACCTATTGCAATATTATTTCCTGTTTCTAAAAAGAATTTAACTGGGAAACCTAACTCTTTTGCTATTCGTTTCACTACATTATTATCATTTGGTTTCGATTTATTATTCTCATACATCGAAACAGTCTGTCTTTGACAGTCAATTCTCTCAGCTAATTCAGCTACTGTCATTCCTCTATATATACGAGCTTTCTTTAAACGCTCTCCATTAAAATTAATTTCCATAATTATTTCCTCCATCTATTCACTAAAAAGTGACTACTTGGCATCTTCCTCCTTTTTCGCCTTTTTTAAAGGATGTGTTTTCTTTCTTGCATCTGCTTTTGCAGTTAACTTCAATCCAAGAGTAGGATTATTTGCAACAGGATTAGTCTTATCAACTTTTTCTACAACTGTACTTTCTTCTATAGATATATAAGAACTCAAATTTTGTTCTGATACAATATTTAAATTTGTGTCAACCATCACAGCACGAATAGATGTCAATTCATATTCAGCTGTTTGATTAAATAACAATAATACATGGTGTTCAATGATAGCACCATCTTTATTTATACTATCAATTAATTTCTGTAAATATATTTCAATTTTATCTTCATTATCAAATTCTAATGAAAAAAATGATAGTTGTTCAATAGGAGCTTTTAAATCTCCATTAAATACTTTAGTTAAAATATCTACATAATGCATTTTTTCTCTTTTATTGACATTATTATGAAGTTCTTTATATCTTTGCTCTCTCATTAATACATAAAGATACTTGCTATTTTTATCATATATAAAAATCATTCTCCAACGTCCACGTTTAGATTTATACGCTTTAAAATTAGAACTATTAAATGCAGTATCAATTGCATCATTTAACAAATCCCAAAACTGAAAAGGCACTCCATTTTTAGTTATAAGGTTTTGTTTTCCTATATATTCTCTAATTTCTTCTTTTGCCTTATTAAAGCATTGAACAATGATATAACCTATTTCATTGGGAACTTCTAATTTTATTTTATTTGACACTCAGGCATACACCTCCTATATATTTTTATATATTTATTGTAGGCGTTTTATGTAAAAGTGTCAATATCAAAAGACAAATATATTTATTTTTTATATTTAAAGCGTCATTTGAAAATTTTTCAACTTTTTATATGATGTCCTTAATTATAAAAATTATTCACTTTGGCTAGAGCAAAGACAATCCCTTAACTCTAGCCTAATATATATTTAATTTTGAGAGGGAAATCTTCATTTCCACAATATTATTATCTCATGTTTTTACCAATAAAAAGTCTCAAGATAGTCTCCAAAAAGTCTCAAAATAGTCTCATTTTTAAGCTTTCCATGAAAAAATGGGTAATTCAAACTCCTTTATCTTTGGATATAACATATCCATAATCTTACAAACTATCCTTTTTCTTATTCTAAAGCAATGACTTCTATCTATGTGCATAGCATTAGACATATAATCCATATTTATCTTTTCATTATTCATATACATTTCATTGAAGAACTCTGTTTCAAAGCTGTTCAAACTTGTTAATGCACATTCTATAGTTTCTTTTTCAATTTCTAATGTTTTCTTATCTTCTTTTAATCTATTTAAATCTTCTTCTCTTTTAATAACTTCATTTTCAACAATTGAACTTATATTATAAGTTTCTCCAGTTTTTTCTTCATAACTTTGAGCCTTACATCCGCAAAATTCATTTTCTAATTTTTTAATATATATATCTTTTATTCTTATTTGACTTTCTAGTTTTTTATAGTTATATAATCTACCTTCAACCTCTTGAAATAGTGTCTTTTTATTCATACTTCCACACTCCCATCAATTTTTTATGTTATAATAATATTTGTATATAAAAGTTTTATATTTTTGACAAGTGGAGTGTGAAAGCACTCCTTTTTCTTTTGAATAATTTATTTCAATTTATTTACAGTTCTACAAAATTGGTTGCTATTATTAACAGCTCATATTACTCTATGGTTATACTAATTTATGAGGTGATTATTCATGGACTATTACCCTGTGTCAAAGTATTTAATAACTTTTTTAATTGCGATTTTTGTTTTTATTCCGATAAATTTCATTTGTCAAAAGTTAGAAAAAAGATTTAAATTAAATGGATTTAAAAAGTTTCTTTTTTATTTATTTACATTTTTTATTGGTTATTCAGTTATTAGTTGTTTATATTATTTTTTTTACAATTTATAGTTAATATTAGGAGAATAATTTTATGACTATCCTTTCTTATTTACAAGCATCAAATACATTTATCATTCTGTCTATAATTTTAGGAATACTTATGGCAATCAACGATAATAAAAAACAACTATTAAAATTTAAAATACTGAATTATTGTTTTTTTATATGTATGAGCATCTCTTATATTTTTTCTTTTTTAGTCTTTTTTCAAGACTTTAATTCAAATATATTAGAAATTATTGCTCATATTTTGTCCATAATACTACTAATCGCTTGTAATAGAGTTGCGACTAAAAATGCCTTAAATACTAGTCTTTACACTTTACTAGCATTTTGGTTTAGCCCTCTATTTGCAACAATATTATTATTTTGGATACACAAACCTCACAAATATCTTAATAGTTAAGTTTTTTATTTTTAGAAGGTAAAAAATATAATTGGCTAAATATATTTTTTTACCTTCTAATTATTTTATTTTAAATGGTATTCCTTATTCATTAAAGCTCTTCGCCTTCTTAGCCTTTTTCCTACATTCCTTACAACAATAAACACCCTTAGATTTTTCATCAATATAAAATAATTTCCCACACCAACTGCATCTCATCCTTTTCAAAGAATCACTTCCTTTTAACTCACCTATTTACTCTATTTCAATTTGTTCATCTTCTATTTGATATATAACTTTTTTATATGCTATTTGACCTTGCCATTCTTTTATTACTGCATCTTCAATATCTTGTATAAATATAGCTAACTTGCCATTTACATTTGCTATTTTTAACCATATAAATTCATGTGTATCTTTATTCTTTTCTACCCATATGGTCATTTCCTTATTTTCTTCTAAACATAAATCATTTAGAAATATCTCATTATTTATCTTATACATTTGAGTAGTAATCATAATCTCACCTCCTTCCTATAAGTCAAAGTAAGTCTAGAAACTTTTAGTTTCATTCACAAGCTTACCTTGACTTTATTTTTATAATTATCTTTCAGCATCCTTCTCCAACCAATTTTCATATGTTGCATCACAATCTTTACTCTCACAATCTCTTTTATCATTTATGCAACTAGCACAAATCTTTTTCCCAAATTCCTTACACACTTCTCTTTCATCAAGATTATTTAACTTGCACATTTCTTTATTAGTCATATGCTCACCCCTTATAATCTTCAAATTTATCTACACTTCTGAAAATAATTTTATTATTAACCCATCTTTGCAACCTTCTATACTCATGGTGGCATTTCCATTTTTCGAATATCATCACGTAAGGGTCATATTCTAGCTCTTTTAATTTGTAAATACGTTCTAAATCTTGCTCAAAAGTAGTATTAAAATTAGTAAGAACATAAACACCTAATTTTTGCTTCTTAAAATTCAATTTACTTCTAAATTCTTTTAACTTGTTGTATGTGTTAAATTCGTAATTATCCCACGCAAAATGGATTCGTTTTATTTTAATTTTGTTAATCATTTCTGCTTTTTTCTCTGTCATAATCCTTATATCAAGTCCTTGAGTGAAATCAACCCAAGCTTTACTATCTATAAGTTGCTTTAAAAGTTCTTCCCACTTACTACAAGCTAAAATATTAGGGTCTAATAGCTTAATCTCTTTTTGCCCCTTCCAAAACTGGTTTAAGTTGGCTACTTTATAGCTTTTGCTACCTTCTTTTTCTGAAACAATACAAAATGAACATTTTCGAGGACATCCTCTTGTTAAGTAGCCATAAGCAACATTTTTAATATCATACAAATCATAGTCTGGATACATAAATTCAATCTTTGATGGCAATTTATTTTGTAAGTTATATCCCGTACCACCCTGCACAACTTCTTTAGCGTTTATAACTGTGTAATCATCATCTGAAAAAGTAAATACTTTAGTTTTATATACTTTGTCATATTTTTCAAAGAAATTTACAAATTCCACTTTATCGCCTAATTTTTTGTGGTATGCTGATATTTTCATAAGTGCTAAATTAGGAAAGTTATGTCCATCAACATCTATTAAGCCTATTTTCATATGAGCACCTACTTCTCATTATAGAAATGAACATTTTTAATAACTATATCTATAGTCCCATTTCCATTATGTCTAATACCATACTTCATAAAATCCTCAAAATCATCCATCTTGCCTTTTATCTCAAAACCTGTATCTGTTTTTATATGTCTATTTTTTAAATTCTTTTCAACCCATTTTTTATCAATATTAAAACTTTCAATCCCTTTTTCTTCTATATGGTCCTTAAAACTA